GCCACCAACACACTCAGCCCGCCGGGATGCCATCCACCGTTGTGCCAGCCTGCGGGCTGAGTGTGTTGGTGGCCGTGCGCCCGGCGCGGCTGTCATAGCCCCACACATCGTAAAGCGTCGCATCGCAGTAAGTTAGCGTGCTGCTGGCCCCGACCTGCGTGCTGCCGCTGTCATGGTCGGACAGCAAGGCGACCAGACTGCCATAGTCCTGCGGCGCACGGTCGATATGATCGCCGTTATAGCGCCCCAGTTCGAGATACCGGCAGCCCATACCGGTAATCGCATTGTAATTCGCTTTGGGGAGACGCTGGTAATTGTTATGGGCCGAAACCCGGTCCACGCGCAGGCGGAAAATTCGGCCATCCGTATAGACCTGTATCGGGTCGCCGTGCCAACCCGACGTGTTCGCATCATAGCGCCACAGCGTCCCGCTGGCGCTGGTGCCATTCGCAGGCAGGGGGCGGCCATAGGGGTTGGAAAGGGTCAAAGTCGTGCCGCTGATGCTGGCCACGCGCCATGTCGTCGAAAAGGCCGAAGGGAAGCTGCCCGCGTAGACCGTTACATCGTCACCCACGGCAATCGTGCTGGGGGCGGTGATGCTGGCCACGGTGGCGGTCAAGACACCGCCCGCGCTCATGGCGATGGACGACAGCACCCGGCCCGCGTCGTGGGCCTTGTTGGTGCCGTTGGTATTCCAAAGCGGGCCATCGAGAACATCGACCACGATGTCAGCGCCGCTGGTGTTGCCGGTGATACCGACGCCATCGGCCTCGATGTCGGACGGAAAATTGACCCGCACCCCTTGGACCAGTGCATATTCGCAGGTCGGCTTGGTCATCTTAAGCAGCAGGCTGCCCGCGCCAGAGCCAGAGGCAGGCGTGAAGTCGCCGCCGATGATCCACTTGCGCCGCCAGTCCTGAACAAGGATGCGCCCGGTGCGCGGGTCGGTCGAACCATCGGGGATGCCATTGCCAGCGCCGCCGCCATTGTCGGGCGTGGCGATAAGCAAGTCTGCGGTGCCATCGCCCACAACCTGAGCAAACAGACCGGTGATCGCCGCCAGACCTGTTCCCCGCCCCGGATAGGCCGGATCAAAATTAGCGGCCACCTCCGCCGGGCTGATAATCGAGCGCGGCGTGTAGCCTAACTTTGAGCCGGTGAAGCGGGCCGGGATAGTGAGCGCGTGGTTGCGCTTTGGCGGGATCGCGAAATAGGATCGCATCAGATCGCGCCGAACAGCCAAACATGGGTGGATGTATCCATCCACAATCGACCCGCCGCCCCGCGCCCGGCCGAACTGTCCGAGCCGGTCAGTGATTCAAGCGTTACGCCGCTGCCCCCAACAAACTTTACCAATCCGTCCCCAGTTTGCGCCCAATCCAGCGTGAAATTGGCAAATAGCGTGGAGGGAACGGTTATCATGCAAGCCGCGGTAAAAACCAAAAATGCGCCCAGCATGCTGCTATCGAGCGTGAGGGTCGACGATGAAATCACGGTGGGCGCTGCCAGATTGCAAAAGGCCGATATGTCCTTCAGCCGCATCGAGACTTGCTCGCTACCCTGCCAGCCTGCGACCAAATCGGTCGAGGCCATCGGCAGCGATGGTGGCCGGTAGTTTGGAATCGTGCCCATAATTACCCCCTGTTATCGCCCAATGGCGCGCCAAAAGACGGTCACGTTGCCGTCATCCGATCCCAGTTTGAATTGCGTCAGGCTCACCACATCGGCCTCAACCTTATTTCCGCTGGTCGCCGCCGAATTTCCCGACCGCGCGGTGGCCTGGATGTTTACGCTGCTCAAATCGGTAAAGGGGACTGGGAAATCGTAGTTCCCAGACCACTGATCGCCAGCGGTGGACGAACCCCATTGCTCGATCACGCCATTGGCGCGCTTTTCCCAATAGCCGTTGCTGTTCGATCCAAACTTGGTTGCGTCTGTGTTTTGGACGAATAGAACGCGAAGCGCGGCCAGAACCTGATTTCGGACAGTCTTGAATAGCGAGATGCCGGCCGCTTCAGGGATCGCAGCCAATTCCTCTTGCACCATGTTGGCCCAGTCGGCGGACAGCCTGGTCGCGGGAACCCCACTGGCGGCGTCGCCGCCCGTAAAATAGCCGGGCGTGCCAGCAGACGCAGGCGCGGGTAAAGATGCCACGGCTGTGGCATTGTCGATGCGGAACATAGGCCCTCGCTTAATTCAGGATGATGGTGACGTGCGCCGCGACGATGTCGTTCAGCGCTGCTGACAAGACCGAGCGGTCAAAACCATTGGCATTGGCCACAATGGTGATTTTCAGAGCAGAGGCCCAACCCTCGTCATAGAGAGGGTCTTCGACGGTGTTCAGATCAATGCGAAACGGAATATAGTTGGCTATGCTGATCGTGAAGCCAAAAGCCGCCGCCAAAGCGATCAGGAAGGGTTTGCTCTGTCCACCTGTCGCGATAAACTTTGCCCGCACCTGCGCGGCGCGCTGCGTTATTGTCAGGTTCGATTGTTGAGAAATCCCAAGGGTTTCTTCCCAATCCGGCAAAAGGTCAGGGTTTTTGCCAGGCAGCGATTTGAGCAATAAATCCTCGCCTGCCGCATCGATACGCGCCCATTGCTTGGCCAGACTATTGACCAAAGCGGCCTGCCGAGATCCCTGTGCGATTTGCCAGACGCGGCCTTGCGGCAGCAACGCTGATAGCGCGCTGGCATAATCTTCGATCGAGCGGGCCATCAGATGTATGTAATCCCGCCTGCTACAGGCAGCGCCAGAGTGTTGGAGACAATATTCCCGGTCGCGCCCGCTGTTACGGTCCCGGCTGTGGCGGTGACAGCAGTGATCACAAAGCCACTGGCGCCGGATACAGCCGCAATCGCCGCCTCGATCGAGGATAATGGCGTCGTGCCGCCGGGGACGGCATCAGATTTAAGCGCAGATGCGAAGGCGGTGGCGATCGCCGCTTTGGTGGCCGTGCTCGCTCCGGCAATACCTGCAATCGTCAAACCGATCGTGTTGGGCGTAGGGCAAAAGCCATAGACCAGTGCGTCCGCCGGTTGCAGGTCATAAAGCGCGTTGGCGATCAGCAGTTGATCGCCTGTTGCCACAATATCCCGGTCTTCCGATGTGGCCACGCCGTTTGTTCCTTGTGGGAACCCCCCATAATCAGCGCGGATATCATCCATCATAAACAGCAGGCCAACGGTCCCGCCGCCCATCGCTCGCCGGATGCACCAGGCGCGGGTAACGCCGGGGATATCAAGCGCCCACTTTTCATAATCGGATTTAGACCCGCCCGCCGGCTGCCGCTGATAGGCTTGCAGCACCCGAACCAGAAACTCGTCCTGCGTTTCGACATCCGCGCCGCCGGTGAGCGCCACCGTGACGTTTCCGTTTGGCGAGACATTGGCGATGCCTGAGGTCAAAAACATGGACGTGCCAATTGCTGTATTGCCCGCGCTGCCCGCCACTTCGGCCTCAACAGATACCGCGATAATGCCCGCGACGGGGGACGCATCGGCGGTGACGACAAATGTTGCACCGTCGCCGCGCGCGAGCTTAGTGCCGGCCGCGATCGAACCCCCAGTCGCATTAAACGAAACGGCTGTAACGCCCGACGCTTTGCTGGCCTCTTTGATGTAAACGTCGCGCAAGGCGCCCCAGCCTGCCAAAGCCTCGCCGCGCGAGGTGTAGGGGACCGATTGCCGCGCAATATAGTCGAGATAGCCATACAGGCCATTGGCCAGCCCTGCATTGGCATCGCCGAGCACGCGCAAGTTTGCATATCGCAGCAGCGTGTCGAGGCCGGGCAGGCCTGCGGCAATGTCCTGCGAAACCTGCTGGCGCAGTGCAGAAAGGGGCGGTCGCGAATAAGGCATATCAGGCGAAATCCCATAGATTGGCAAATTTCAGCGCGATGGGAGAACCGGTGGCGCGGGTGATGGTGATTTCGAGGGCCAGAGCATTGCCGCTCAACCATTGCGCAGAAACATCCACCGCAGCTGCGATCCCATCGGCGACCAGCCATGCCAAAGCATCGGCGGCATAGGCGCGAGCATCATCGGCCACAGATGGTTGAGCCTTGGATCGGTGCAACAGCCACAATTTGGAACCGATCGCGCCGCCCCACCAACCCCGCCGATTATCGGTGCCATCGGGGATACGGTCATCGACATCAGCCGCCGCATCGGAAAACAAGCTGATCAGGACCGAGGTCGCAAGATCGCCGAGAAACTCCTGTGTGGTCGATTGGTCGACGACGGCGTTAATCGCAATGCCCGCTTGGTCGACCACCGGGACACCCGCCTCATCCACCCAAAGGGCGGTTTTGATAGGCACAAAGATCCAGTCCCCAAAGCCAGTGCTGGGGTCGATGCCGGTAATGATGTCGGTCATAGCGTGTCGTTCGCCGGATCGCTGGTGGCGCTGCCACGCGATATGCCGCCGTGGCCGTGTGCGTTAAATTTGCTGCGGATCGTGCTGAGCGCCAGCGGGCTGCCACCATGCAGGCCGATGATGTCGTCATCCACGGTCAGCTTCCCTTCGATATGCACGCCGGATGTGTCGCGCAGGGTGATGGGCAATCCTTTTCCTTCGATGACGATGCCATCGGCGGTCATCTTGATAATCATGCCGCGAACGTCATACATAGCGCTGTCGCCCGGTTGCAGCCCTGTGGGGCGCGACGGGCGGTGGTTGGTGGCAATGACAATCGACACGGCCCGTGATCCGCCACGGCGCACCATAACGGCCTCGCTGCCCTCTGGCGGCACGCTGGTGAACCCGAAATTCAAAATGCGGCAAACATTGTCGAGGATGCGATCAGCAAAGCCGGACCCGGATGCGCCCTCGGTGATCTGCATCTGCTGCACCTCACCGGTATCATCCACCATCGTGACCCGGCCGATGCCGATCAGGTTGAGCAGGCGTGTCATCATGTGAGGTCTGCCGTATTCACAGGAACCAAGGAAATCGGTTCGGGTTGGAAAGCGGAAGGCGCCATGGCCGTGATTTTGGCCACGGTGCCTTCTTGCCGGTTTCGGCGAAAATTCACCTCTGAAATCACCATTTGTTCGGTAGCGGCGCCGTGCGCCCGCTTCACAGGGACAAGGGTGTTTGGCGTCCAGAGCACCTCATCATTGTCGCGCCAGCTATCGACTGTGGCGGTAACCACATAGGAGCGCCCAGCGCGCCGCGCTGCTTCCCACAGCGCCCGCTGGATCGTGAAGACTTGCGGGTTATTCGCCACCTGATCGACGATTAGGCACAGGCGTCGGTGCCGAGAGACATTTGGGTCTGGCGCGGTAAAGTAGAAGTCATTCCCCCCCAGATCTTTCATGGAATCAATCGATTCTGAACAGCAGACATATTCCGAATATCGGTCGGCCATAGATCGATGGACCGTCATAGCCTCGACATTCACGCCATATTCAATCCCGCTGCCAGCTTTTTGTGTGCCGATAGCGGCCAGTGCCAGTTCGCCTTTGGCATTTTCATAGGCCAGCAAACCGGCATTTCGCGCGACACGCTGAATAATGCTAGCCCCTGTTTCGCCATAGTTGAGCGGCCATTGGGAAATGTCATCGCCGGGGGATGCACCATTCAGCATCACCACATTGATGCCATAGGCCGACGCCAAGCGCGCCGCCACGGTTTGAGCGTTGCCGCCAATCATCTGGTCGCTCGGCCATTCTGCGCTGCAATCCACCAAATCCTGTGTTTTGCCCCGGCCAGTAATTTGGATGCTATGGCTTTCGGGGGAAACCGTATCGATCACATCATCAACATAGCCGGTGATGACCAGATCCTTGCCCAGGGCAACGGTGCAGGACGACCCTTCTAAAATTGGCAATTGTCCATCGGGGGCCATGGTCGCATTGACGCTAAAGCTTGGCGGGAAGCCTTCTGCCCGCAGGGTTACGTCAATATCCTCCCACCACGAATACTCAACGCCATTGATCGTCAAAACCAGTTCATCAGGCTTCGCTTTGGCGTTGACGACAATATCGGTGGCCGCAGCGCTCATGCTGCCAAAGCCTTAAAATGCGTTGGCATGAATAAAGGGTTCTCCGGATCGACCTCGCTCACAAGTTGGTCGGTGCGCGCGACATCGCCATAAATATGCTGTGCCAGCGCAAGGGCCGGCATCGCATGACCAAACGAAAATTCGCGCAATTGCGGCACCGTCGCGGCGGCCTGGCGCAGATTTTCCACAATTGCGCCCCGGCATTCGCGCAGGGCAAAAAATGCGTCATCTTCGCCCGCATCGGCGGCGGCGATAGCCAGCTGATCGAGGACTGGAGCGATTTGAGCAATCCGCGCCTCGGCATCGTTTGAACTGGCCGGTTGGTAGGACGCCACCGTCTCGGTGAGTGCAGCGGCAGCAGACCGGCACACCATTGCCGAAATGATCTGGGTCGCCGTCGTGGACTGGCCCGTCAAATTGGACGAGATAAGCGACAGCAGAATTCGGATCGCATCGGCCGGATCGGCGCAACATGCCACCAGCGCCGCGACCATCGCATCAACAGCCGCCGCCAAGGGGCTGATGTCGTTCAGGTCGACCGTAGCAGCCACCGCCATGGCATTGGCCGCAGCAGCCTTTACCGCGGCGCGTGCCGCAGTGCCATCCGCGATCAGATCATCAATACTGGTGTCGGCGGTATAGGTGCTGATATTGGTATCGGTCAGACCGACATTGGCCCCGCCGCTGTAACGACCAAAGGAACTGGTCGCAGATGCCGGGAGCGTTGAGGTGATCCGAAACAGCGCCGAGGCGTCTTGCGCAAACGAAACGATTTTGGCCGACCATCCCGCAATGGAGCCGATGGTGTCTGCGCTGACCCCGGCAAGGCTCAGCACGCCTGTGGCTTGGGATAGCAGCGTGGACAGGCCAATGGACCCGCCAGAGACCAGCGTCGCGATATTTTGCGCTGCGATCTTTATCAAAGCTGACTTGAGTTTCGATGCCTTTTTCTTCGTTTCATCCTGCTTCGCGGCTTTGGGGGCCTGCGGCGCACCGGACTCGATCAAATCCATCTCTACATGCGAAGTGTTCTGGGCATCCAACCCTTCGCTGATCGAAAAATTTTCCAAAAGGCAGGTGATTTCGCCCAGCGTGGGGTGGACCAGCTTTCCAGTGCCTTTGGCCTCGCAGGCCTTGATAAGATTTTCCCGCTGCGTTTTGATCGGGTCGCCGGACTTGGCCTTTTCGTCGCTGTTGAGCAAAAGGTCTCCGTCAAGGATGAAGCCTTGCAGACGAAATCGACGCTGTTTGCGCCCCATATCCTCTACCCAGCCAACCTCTTTCCCCGGATACTCGTGCAATGCGCCGCGCCGCCCGCCACCCGCATCGCTGTCCAAGACTGCAAATTTCACCCCGCGCCATGATGCCGGTTTGACAATTGGCTCCGCGCTGCCCTTTTTGGTGGTGAGCTTGTTGAGCGCACGAAGGCCGAGTGTCGAGGCGGTTGGCAAAAGGGACATAGTCGCCTCGCTCAATGTTGATGGGCCATGCTGACATTCCCGCGCGAAGTGGCTTTCGCCGTTGTGCCGGGAGGCGCATTTTCAAAGCGGATATTCAAATGGACAGGAATTCGGTCCATTGCCGCACCGATCAAAGCCGCTTCTTCGCCACGCCGATGACGGTCTTTTGGCCGCATAACGAGTTCGCCATATCCTACAGAGCGTTGAGCGCTGTTGTCTGGCAGGCGTTCAACTTTTGACCAATTCTTAGCCTCGCTGTGGCGCAGTTCCCACACCGCGAATTTGGCTTGCTCATACATGCTGGCAGATTCAGGCGCTTTGCC